GGTGATACAACATATTAACGAGATAAAAACAGACAACAATATATTTTACCTATGTTTGATGAGTGAATCAGATCATGCAAAACACCATAGTGATGTTAACAATATCCCTCACATGAAAATACATTTTTCTAATATAACTTCTATGCAAAAAAGTAAGTCAGATGTTTATGATATTGTAATGGAGGATCCATATAGAAATTTTGTAGCAAATGGAGTGGTTGTACATAACTGTGGAAAAACCCTTGCAGCTTTAGTATCTCTCCAGCATCTAGTGTCAAAATTGTTGAGGGAAGGGGCAAAGGCACCTAAGATTTTGGTCTTGTTGCCAAAGTCTATGCTATTCCAATGGCGATCAGAAACTCACAAGTTTACCCCAAATATTTATTCAAATATTATTTTTCTTCCTTACTCACAATTAAAGAAGGCAAAGAATCTTTCAATCTATTATGACTTTAGGGCCATTGTGATGGACGAATGTTTTAGTAAGGATACTGAGATATTGACTGAGAGAGGTTTTGTAAAATTCCCTGACTTGAGAGATGAGGAAGTTGCACAGGTGGATCAGGAAACCTTAGACATATCTTTTGTTAAGCCTTTAAGGAAGATAAAGAACTATTCCCCTGGGATTATGTGTATTGGTGGTGATAAAGAGCTTATGGAAGTGACTCCCAACCATGATCTATTACTCGGCAGGCATATAAGAAAAGGTGGGGTTAATGTAGATTTCGTATGGGAAAAGATGAAAGCCTCAGAAGCGGCAGACAGAAAGAGTATATGTAGGTTAGTTCCCAGATCAGGGAAGGCCATAGGTAAAGACGTTGAATTAACACCCACTGAGAAATTCTTAATAGCTTTGCAAGCAGATGGCAGCATACATCGGCATAGTGTAGCCCATTCATCTTATCTATTTAGCTTCACTAAACAGCGAAAAATTAAAGACTTTGAGAACCTAATGAGTGAAGGAGGTTTTAAGTTCACTAAACTTAAAAACTATAAACCAGAAACAAGGTATCTAACCTATACTAAAGAAAGATATACTAAGAAGATATATGACTACTTTGATTTAACTAAGCTGTCGTTTAGCAAGGCAGTAGCAATTGTTGATTATTTTATGAAGTGGGATGGGAGCATTCTACCATCATCTAGGTATTATAGCTCTACTGATGAGAAGGCAGTAGACTTTCTACAAGCAGTATGCACACTTGCAGGATTTAAAGCTGTGAAGATAAAGCAAGTTGACGACAGGAAAGAGTCATATAAGGATGTTCATAGGCTTTTTATAAGTTGGAGTGAGACATCCTCAGCCCAATCTTGGAATATTAAAAGAAAAGAATATAATGACTACACTTACTGTGTAGAAGTACCCAAAGGAAACATTGTCACCCGACTAAGGGGGAGGGTTGTTATTACAGGCAACTCTCATTATATGAAAAGCCAAGGAACTAATCGGATGGAGGATTTTTGTTCTCTGCTGGAAAGTATAGGAAATAGTCCAGGACAATTTAAAGGAGGGAAGTATATATCACTCTCAGGAACTCCGATGCTTAATCATGCGGGTGAGCTTTACACTACGTGGGCACTCCTAACCTCTCAGTCTCCTTTTGAAGCAGTTGAGAGGATGAGGGATACAGATAGGTATGAGAAGTGGAAGCAAGCATTTACTAGATCTAAGTTAAAATCCTGGAAGACTAAGCGAGGTACTAAGTACGGCCTTGACTCTCCAGAAGGTGTTCAGAATGAAGAGATGTTTAACCAACTCATAGGGCCAGTAGTTCACTTTAGAAGGGCCTGTGATTGCTTAGATCTTCCAGAGAAACAGGAAGTTGAAATCAATCTAGGTCTTGAAGATGACAAGTTATTACTTGACGCAGACATTGAAAAACCAGAGGCATATATGGCAATACTCGAAAGACTTGCCAGAGCAAAAACCCCTCATGCAGTTCAGTGGATTGAGACATTTTTAAAAGGTTCAAGTGAGCAGCTTATAGTTTTCTCCCCTTATAAGTTTCCCTTAAATGAGATCGGGGCAAAGTTTAAAAAGAAAGCATTGTTTATTACTGGAGATAATAATGATAGAGAGCGGAAAGAAAATGTCCAGGCATTCCAAGCAGGTACCGCAAGAATACTGCTTACAACCTATGGTGCAGGTGGCGTAGGGCTTAACTTACAGAACTGTCACAACACACTATATCTAGGTTTCCCTTGGACTCCAGGTGCTATTGAACAAGCAATGGCAAGAACCCATAGAAGTGGACAAAATAAAAGAACGATTCATTATTTTTTATCTAGTGGATCCTGTGACAGTAGAATATACAGTTTAATAAGAATAAAGAAGGAGGCCATATCAGCAGTTGAGGACGGACTTCTTGCCAATGAAAAGAAGATTATATCAGGTGTTGACAAATTCATCTGACCAGGATTAAGATTATAAACGGAGTAGGGATCTTGTTTGATTCCAGTAAAATTTAAGGAGTAGGGTATGAAAAATCATTATATGATTGATATTGAAACTACGGGTATTGATAAAAAATTAGATGACATTCTTGAAATTGCTTTAGTAGAAATTAAATTAACAGACTACTGGAGGCCAACAGGAAAAGTTTTCCATGAAATCCTTCATTCAAAAAAGCAACCTCAAAACCATTTTGCAAAAGAACACATGAGAGCTTTGTATGCAAGGTGCAATAAAGTTCATGAATCCAAAGATTATTCTTGGTGTGCCCTTGAACTTTCAAGGTTTCTCCATACTGATAAATTGGCAGGATTTCCTGCATTTATTATGGGGTGGAATGCTTCTATCTTTGATGTACCTTTTATGTTTGAAAAAGGGATAGCTTCTCCCAGTTTTTATACAGATGAGAATGAACTTAGGGGAGATTTTCATTATAGGGTATATGAGCAAACAGGTTCTTTAAATCTAATTTGCAATATATTAGGTTTAAAAAGGGATGTTGTGCAGGATATTGCAAGCGTGGTAAACCCAGGAGAAATAGAATTACCATCTGGAAAGTCACATGATGCGCTTTATGATTGTTACTCTCAAATAAAATTAATGAATGGACTAATATGGCTAGGAAGAACCTGGCCTACAGGAGTATAATATGACAGTTAAACTGAGCAATGAGCTTATTAACTTTGTTAGGCCGTCAGAGCATAGTAGATTTAGCCCGAGTGGTGCTGACAAGTGGATAGCCTGCCCATTTAGTATAAAGGCAAGTGATCCAATCCCAGAAGAATCTTCGCCCTATGCAGTTGAGGGGACTACTGCCCATACAGTTGTAGAAGATTACTTTTTTCACATGAACGATGGTGCTGAAAAAACTCCCGAACTTATGATGGCAACCGAAGAGATGATTGATGGTGCGATCATGCACTATGATTGTATTAAAGGTTGGATGAATAACAAAGAAGATATTGGTGATGTTCTTTGGTATGGTCTTGAAAAAGGCATTCCAATTTTTCCTGAGAGATCTTGCTTTGGTACTGCGGATGCAGTAATTGTTGGAACAAAAGGTTGTGTGACTATAGACTACAAGTTTGGGAAGAGGTCAGTAAGTGCAAACTCAACTCAACTAAAAGTTTATCTTTTAGGACTTCTAAGGCACTTAATAGATGTCCCAGAAGATTATGGTTTTAATGCTGTGGTTACTCAACCTCGAACGGATACCTTGCCTAAATGGGCAGAGCATACCTATGAAGAGATGAGACAATTCGAAGCCGTAGTGTATGCAGCGATATTGAAGGCAGATGCTTTAGGACTTGAACCCAACGAAGGGAGTCATTGTTTCTGGTGTAAGGCCAAGAGAACTAATGATCCAAGTCTTAAATGCCCATCAATAGCACAGAAGGCATTAAAGATTGCGAGTGAAAACTTTGATGGTTTCTTAACTGACATGACTGCACCAGTAAAGCAGGGGGCACACTCTGAAAAGAGGGATAAGGCCCTAATCAAAATAATGTCTTTGCTTCCCATCATGCAACAGATTGCAAAAGAGGGAGAAGAAGAGTTTAGATTTAGAATTGAAAATGGTGAAGATGTTGATGGGATAAACCAGGTAGAAGTTTTGGGAAAGAGATCATGGGCATTAAAAGATCCTAAAGATATGGCAGAAAAAATCCGAGATGTTTACCCAGGAGTATCCGCTGCGTACCTAACCCAACCAGTTTTAAAACTAAAGAATCTATCACAAGTTAAAAAACTCGCAGGTGTAAAAGATATTGATGATTCTTTAACTGTGAGACCTATTAAGAAAGAAATTGTTATCCAGGAGCATACAAAGAAGGAGGTTATTGGCTCACTGACAGAATACGCAAAAATGATTGGATTAAACTTAGAGAGAAACTAATGAACTATTGTCTATAAGGAGACTTAGAATGAATGAAGCACAAAAAAATTATTTCTATTCAAAACATTTTACACTAAAAGGTCAGATGTATTTCCCAAACATCTTAGTGCCAAAAGCAAATGATAGGGGGGTACTTAAATACAATACTTGCTTTGCTTGGCCTGCAAATGATGCTGCCCAACAAGCAAGAGTGCAAGAGGTTGAGGCATTCTTAGCAGCAGCAAAACAACAATTTTTTGCAAGTATACCGGATCAATACTTTGGGAATCCATTGAAAAAATTTAATACCTATCAAAGGCAAGATGGGAAACCTAACCATGAGTTTTTGAATAACAAGTTTTGGTTCAATGCTTCTGCATCTGAGAAGTTTAAGCCCACTGTTGTATTCCAGGATCATCGTGAGTTAGACCCACTTGGGGATGCTGCTCAAGTATGGTCAGGTAGAAACTGCCTATTGAATTTTTCTTTTTACTGTTATGATGTTAATGGTAAAAATGGTATTGCTACTAATATTAGAAGTATCATGCTCTTAGAAGGTGGAGAAAAAGTTGAGGGTGGTGCTGGAACAGTTAATGTTCAAGAGGCATTCGGATCTTTTTCTGCTGATATGGGCGCTGCACCTGTTGCACCTGCTGCACCTGTACAACAGCAACCTGCTTATCAACCACCAGTACAGCCTGCTTATCAACCACCAGTACAACCCATGGCTGCACCTGTACAACAGCCTGCTTATCAACCACCAGTACAACCTGTGGCTGCACCTGTAGAGGGGCAATGGGTTCCTGGTCAACCAGTTCAAAAACCTTTACAATCATAGGAGATTAGAAAAATGAAGACGACATTATCTTTTGAGTTTGATTCAATGGAAAAAGCTCAAGAATTTTTAAACAAACAAGATGCGGGTACACCTGTCTCTGTAT